CAGGATCTCATCGACTACGAGAACCATCGCTACGTGGCCCTCCAGGGCAGCCTCAACATCGATCCGACAAGAGACGTAGATCCCGAGACCGGCACCGGGTACTACTGGCAATACAGTACGATTAACACAGGGTGGGTCGGCTGGTGGTGAACCGATCTAGATCCGGTTGGCAGCGTGGATGGATGACCCACGGTGCAAGGTACGTCGCTACGGCACCCTCCAGGTACGCATCTGGAGAAAGTGGCCCCCAGAAAGAGCCATCGGCCTTGAAGAAAAGGCCATTAGTCAGGGGAGGGGGTGATGCCTGATGGGTCTATATACCCCGGCTTGGGAGAGCAAGAACCAAGTGATCCGTATGAATGAGATCATGAGGAACTATCAGAGAGTCTGGGGCGAGTCAGTGTTATGGAGTGAGTATGACGCCATGGCGTCTACGAAGCATTCTGTGTACGACGAAGGCCCCAGTTAGACGAGCCTGGTATCCCCCGGTGGTACTACCAGTGATGTTCCTTGACTTCCGCCAGGACGACCCCATCGACACCGACGAGGGCTTCTACGTGCTCTCGACGGCCAGCGTCGTCTTCCAGGTGACCGCAGCCGTGGACCGCTTCCGAATAAATCCCCTGTTCACCGCCAACCACTTCCGGGATCGTTTTTCCTACGACAACGTCGTCTACCGGGTGACCAAGTACGAGAAGCAGGGCTTCGTGCATGGCACCTACCTGACCGTGAGCGCTCTGGGCGAGCAGGTCAAGTCCGAAGAGGTGGTCAACGACGCCCAGCAGCAGGACCACTTCGTTCAATCGATGACTTGGTGACGACATGGCACTAGCGACCTACGACTTCTATCTCGACGCCTGGACCGACTGGCAGAGAACGGTGGCCCTACGCGACTCCCAGACTGGCGACCTAGTGCCCCTCTCCGACGCCGTGATGGAGATACGCAACACCAACTTCGTGCTCGTGATGCGTCTGGATGAATCCAACGGACGCTGTCAGATCCTGGCAGATGGGGCCACCATCGCCCTGTACATCCCCAACCAGGACGCTCTGACCTACTTCGCCCAGGGCAACTACCCAGGGGCCGTACAGGCGGTCGGGTTCTGGGGCATCGGGCGCTCCTACCTCTACGACATCTTCGCCACCTACACCAACGGCGGGATGCAGGACAGACTCATGCGGGGCTTCTTCAACGTGGGTCCGAATATCAGCCGGCCCCTGGCACCCAGTACCAACCTGGCCCTGACCATCGGACAGCGAGGCAACTATGAGTGACATCACCGTCACCGGTCCCACCGCTGACGTCATCGAGATCACCACACCTGGCCTGCCAGGGCCTCCCGGCCAGCCAGGACCTCAGGGTGCAGGCGGTGTGCAAGGCCCCACCGGACCGTCAGGTCCCAGTGGTCCGAGTGGCCCCGCAGGCCCTCCCGGCGGCTTCACCATCGCAGGCACGGGGCCCGACACCAGCTACCTTCCGGCGGCTCCCACGCCCGGACAGGAGGGCATGGTCTGGCTCATCGGCACCACGAGCTATGTCGTCTACTGGTGGAACGGAACGGCCTGGCAGACCCTGAACATGTCGGCCGGACCTCAAGGGCCGTCCGGACCAGCAGGACCAACCGGCACTGCCGGCTCTCAAGGAGTAGTAGGGCCGACTGGGGCGCAGGGACCAGTAGGTCCGACCGGACCGGCCGGCACCACACCAAGCACTCCGACCTGGCAAGCATTGACATTGCTGTCACCCTGGGTGGCGATCACGAACTCCAAGATCGAGTACATGCTCGACGCCTGGGGCCGTGTCCAGCTACGGGGTGAGGTGTACTACCCAGGCGGCAACCCCTCAGACATGACAGTCATCGCTGACTGCCCGACCAACACCACGCCCACCCAGACCGTGACCATGCCTGCCATCGAAGACGTCATCCCGGCGCGGGTGTACAGGGTGGACGTCGACATAGATGGCAAGATCTATCTGCGGTTCCCGGCCGGGAACTCCACGGGCCAACTCTTCCTCGACAGCGTTAGCTGGATGACACAGTAAAGGAGTCGACATGACCGACACACCCACCGAACCCGAACCTGGCATCTCTCACGAGACAGAAACTGAGATCATCACCGAAGAGGGCACCGAAATCGCTCACGAAGAGAGGGTCGAGGTCACGCCAGCCCCTGAGCCAGCCGAAGAGCCTGCCGAGAGCCTGGCCGACGACGGCACTCCGGGGGCTGTTCCTCCTGAGGGGTAGTAGTGGCGCTGCGACGAGTGTGGATACCTTCACCTAATTACTCCAGCCGTGGCGGGGCTGGAGTAAGACTGCTAGTCCTCCACACAGCACAAGGTGCTCGTACATACCAGTCATTAGGTTCCTACTTCCAGGGCCCTGTCGGAGTCAGTTCCCACGTCGGCATCGATGACACCGCCAACACAGTGGGTGAGTACGTCTCCAGGGGCCACAAAGCTTGGACGGCCAGCGGCGCCAATCCAGTGGCCTGTCAGGCAGAACTCTGTGCCTTTGCGGAGTGGGACTCTGTGGAATGGCATCGACACCCCAATATGCTCTCATCCACAGCAGCCTGGCTTGCTGAGGAGGCCGCAGCCTTTGGCATTCCCCTCGTCAAGCTCACTGCTGCCCAGGCCCAGTCCAACGGGCGAGGCGTGTGTCAACACGTAGATCTCGGGGCCTGGGGCGGGGGGCACTGGGACTGCGGGCCGTCCTTTCCCATCGATGAGGTCCTCGCCATGGCGGGAGGACAAGCCGGAGGCGCCCCCACACCCCCTACCCCTACTCCCACTTTGATAGGAGACAACATGGTCATCACCGATCCCGAAACGGGGGGCATCTGGGTCGTAGCCAGCAAAGAGGGCTCCATCTACACCTACGGCGGCGCTCCGTACCTGGGGGGCACCAACAACACCCACATGAACGCCGCCAGGTACCCTTGCGCTGGCATCACCGACTACAAGGACGGAAGCGGTGCCGGGTACATGCTGGTGCTCGACTGGGGCGACCGGGGCGACGGCCACTCACACGATGGAGGGGAGCGCTTCCGTCGCTACCGCTTCCCACGTAACGGCTCAGGAAAAGCTCCAGCCAACACTGGGTACTAAGCAATCCAGGTTCTCGACCTCACCTTCGCTCGACAAGTGAGGATGAAACATTGACGTAGCTGATCTCGTCGCACTGCTCACCGGTATTGCAGGGATCATCACTGCCATTGGAGGCATCTTTCTGGCGATCAGATCGGTTCGTAGTAAGGAGCGCAGGGCTGCTAAGGAAGATCTGGACACTGTGAACTCGATGTTGGCTGACGAACGGCGGTTACGGATCAAGGCAGAAGAACACAACTACGAACTGATGGTCATGCTGGCGAAGCACGGCATTGAACCGCCACTGAGGCGAGTAGATGAGGATCCTCCGTAGTATCGGGCGACTCTTCCTCACTGGCTGGTTCTTGCTAGTCATGGCCGGTGGGCTACTACTCATCTCGTCGCTGTTCCTGGCTTATGGCAGCGCACCTGCACCCAACCCAGAGCCAGCAGTTGTGGTAGGACCAGCAGGGCCGATAGGACCAGCAGGACCGGCGGGTCCAGCAGGGCCAAAAGGAGACAAGGGCGCAACCGGAGCCACCGGATCATCAGGATCAGGGTCAGGAACTACGGGAGCAGCGGGAGCAACAGGCGGGACAGGAGCCACCGGCTCAACAGGAGCGACGGGTGGGACAGGAGCGACGGGCGGAACAGGAGCCACCGGCAGCACAGGTGCGGCGGGAAGCACAGGTGCGACGGGAGCGACGGGTGGGACAGGTGCAGTTGGCCCGCCTGGAGCAATCGGACCTCCTGGGCCTGCCGGCGCCACAGGCAAGACTGGGCCCACCGGGGCTACTGGTGCTCAAGGTGCTACGGGTGCTACGGGTGCTACAGGGGGAATAGGAGCCACTGGGGCAAGAGGACCGCAAGGACCAGAGGGGCCACAAGGGCCAGCGGGGATGACGTGCCCTCCCGGATATACCGCTCAAGCCTTCACCATCAAGGAGAAAGGCAGCAGCATCAATATCTTCGGATGCGTGCAGGGCTAGTTGATGTCCCCGGCCAGGCGAGTCGTAAACACGTCATCGATATACCCGGTCGCCCCGATCAGGGCCGGGTCCTGACCAGCTAGGGCGGCGATCTGGTCGACCAACGGTGGCGTCGTAACGTGCGAGTTCCCAACGACAGACATAGACGTCGTCGCCGCCATGGCTACGGTCGCACTGACCGTAGCCATTAGCTCATCGTCTTGCTAAATGACCCCGTACTGACCGTGAAGGTATCGCCGGCATTCACCGACTTGATCGTGGAGAGCGCCCCGAACCATCGCCTGATCGGAGTGGCTGCCGAGTCGTACTCGTCCACGCCAACGATGGTCGCCGCCGGCATGGAGACGAACGTGAGCGCCACGTTGGAGGCGATACTGCCACCATTAGGTGCAGCGAAGGTGATGGTCTGGCGGGCGTAGGTACTGCCGCCCGAGTTCACCACCTCCGTACCTGGGGCGGTAGCCGTACCCATCACTGTCACCAAGGCCACCTGGACGGGTGCGGTAGGGGCCACGTAAGCGGCCTGGCCCGAGCTTGCCGCCAGGATGTTGTTGGCTTCAGTCGTTACGAGATTCGCCATTACTCCTCCTGGTCGACAGCTACTGCGACTCCGAACTGCTCCTGGAGCAATGCCTGGTGGTCAGCAGGACGATGCTGGAGGAACTCACGTAGCCGGGAGGGGTCGGCCCCTTCCTGAGCAGCGCGCTCGACATCGGCCGAGCAGATGGGGCACCCGTCTTCAGCGCAGCACTGGACGTGCTTGGAGACCGACAGGTCGACGCCCTCACCACTGACCGGGTGGCTCAGAGCGACGTACTGGACGTGATGGGGCTCTGTGTCAGACGCCCCGCACTTGGAGCAGGTCCGCTCTATCAGTTCCGGCTCAGTGGTAGATGACACCGCGTGACTCTAACCACTGGTAGAGGTGATGAGACACCCGGTAGCGCCGCCCTCGCAGGAAGGTGTAGCTCGTACCGATGCCGTAGGTCATGTCCTCGATGTCAGTGTTGACCCGGATGACCCGGTAGTCGCTCTCGACAATCACCGGCTCCGGACCCAGGTCCAACACCTCCAAAGGATTGGGGGTCACCGTCCTGACCTGCTGCTGGATTCCGACAGGCTGGAGATCCTTCATCGGGTCATAGCCGGGCACGGGGACAGAGGGGTCCAGGATGGGATCGGTGTCCACCGTGATCGGCTCTTCAACCTGGCGGATCCTGGCTTCAGCTTCGGACGACAACTCCATCAGCTGACCGGTTTCGGGATCCCAGATCCCCTCCTCCTCACGCACCAGGTCGACCTGATTCACCAGACCGATCTCCTGCTGACGCTCAGCCAACTCTGCGGCCTTCTCCTCAGCCAACGTTTGTCGCTGCTGGCCGGTGAAGTCGCCGCGTTGCGTTCCCCTGGGCATCTCCTAGTTCACCGCCTTCTCATTCAGGGACTATGGAGTCAGTTCGTCCAGGCGATCACGACCGACTGGTCGGTAATTAAACCGAATCCCCAGATCGCGTACCAGCACAACGCGTGCTCACGTCCGAAGTCGATGACACCCCCATCCCGAAGCTCGACCGGCAGGGCTATGGCGTGACCGAAGGCGTTGTCGCCCAGGTACATGGCCCCATGGACGACGCCAGCGTTGAGGACCGCGCCCATACCTGGGGGGCCGGTGTTGACGGGGTACTGGCGCACCTGAGTCGTCTCGATGTAGACGACGTCGTTGAGTCGGCCGATCTCCCCGATCATGAAGTTCCCGGCGGCGGCGTATTTCGTCACCTCTATGAACTCCGGGTTGTCACGGAGCCGGCGAGACTGGTGGGGATCCAGGAAGCAGACGTAGGTCTCACCGATGCGGGGCACGTTCTTCGTCGCCAGGGTCTCCACGGCGTCCTTGGTCACGTTCACGCTCATGTAGAACGTGCCGGCCAGGGCGCTGTAGTTGGCAGCCACGGTGCCGGCGTCGTAGGGCGACAGCGGGGTACGGGTGGCGGTGGGGGGCGGAAGCTGGTAACCGAAGATGGCTGAGGACGCCTGGTACAGGGTGTCACGAGCGGACCCGTCCAGGTACTTCGCCATGTTGCGGCCGAGCAACCGTGAGGACGACGCCATCACGTCATCGAAGGACGAGTTCAGCAGCAACTCGCTCACAGCGATGGCGTAGCCCTGCTCAGCCACCGTGATGGCGTACTGGGAGGCCGTGAGGGCGGCGGTCTGCATGCGGACACCCTCAACAAGCTGTGTCGCGTCACCCAGGTTGTTGTACCTCATGAAGTTGACCTGGAGACCGGGTTGGATCCCCAACTCGGTCTTCTTCACAGCGAACTGCTCGTATCTGAGCACGGGCATGCTCTGGAACAGGATCTCTTTCGACCAGATGACCTGGATCGCGGGTGAAAGCTGCGAGTTCGTACCCGGATAGCCGGTGGGTGACGCACTCAGCAGTGGGGTTCCGGTGATGCTGGACGGCACTTGCCTACCTCCTGGTTTCGGGTACTACCCTCTTCGGCTCTGCGATGCTGCTCGCAGAAGATCCTCTCTGTGTGCAGCGTAATCTTCCGCAGTCATCGCCCTGAGTTCATCGTCTGTATACGTGCGTGTCGCTCCGCTCGTCTCCACAGGACCAACTGGGGGCGCTGTGACCCCGACCATGGGACGACCGGCGTTGATATTCCGCATGGCCTGGACGCTGTCGGCCTTCATGTGGTCGGATTTTTCGATGAGGAGAGAGATAGATGCATCGATCTCCTGCTCTGTGTTACCGGCGACGAGGTCCCGCAGAATGGGAACGATTTTGTCACCGACCTCTGTCATTCGGTGAGCCAGGTAAGTCTGAAGTGAGGCGTACCGACGCTCCTGCTCCAGCATGGCAAAGGCTTTTTCCCTCTCGGACCGTTCATCAGCGAGACGGGCTTCCCACTCCTCGTCCCGCTTCGCCATGAGGTCACGAAGCTCCATTTCCTCTTCGGCTTTTTTCTTCGCCACCCGGTCGGCGTCACGTTGAGCCTTGGCATCTGCAGCCTGCCGATCCTCATCAGCCTTGCGGTACTGAGCCAGTTGATTTTCTAGCTCATCCGCACGAGTCTGCTCTGAGGTGACCCGAGCACGCTCCTCCAGGCGAATGCGCTCGACATCTTCCTGGGTATACGCCTGAGGCGGCTCCTTGCCGGTGGGCGGCTGAGCAGGTGGCTCCTTGACAGGGATGGTGATGGTGGTGCCGGGGTCAGGCGGCGGTGGGTCGCCTTGGGGTGGGGCGTTGGGATCTGGTTCGACGGCGCTCATCTTCTCCTTCTCTTCTGTTGTTGGCGATACCGGGTCAGAGCCTTGCGAGTCTGCTGGGCGGCGCCCTTGCGAGCCAGATTGGTCTGGCCCTGGATCTCCTCCTGCCCTTTCTCGGCCTCCCGAGCACCCTGGCCCCTACGCACCAGATCCTTGGGGTAGCCCGGATAGACGACACCCATGGCTCCGTAGGTCTGGGTCTCGGGCGTGAAGCCTTTAGTACGAGGGTCGGTGCGGAACCTGGAGAGCATGTACCGGTCAGCAGCACCTTCCGCCTCGCCCCGGCCGGTCCTGGACCCCAGGTATCGCTTGGCCCGCTCCTCAGTCATGGCTCTCTGGCCCCGGAACCGTCGGCTGAAGTCCTCGTGGTGGCCGATCTCATGGATCAGAGCGGAGTCGTATATGGACTGGGCCTGCCTGCGAGGGATGCCCTTGTTCTTGCGTAGCTGCTCCTTGTTCATGATCAGGCCACGGCCGGTGCTGAGGTCACCACGAAGTGGTTCGATGTCAATTGCTCTGGAGGCAGGGTTGTAGCTACCCAGTCGATCCTCCAGGCCGAAGCCGACACCGCGCAACCCGGACCGGAGGCTGATCCTGCCCAAACCCTCCAGGTGCTTGACGGGCACGTCCGACCGAGCTATGGCCTCCTGGGCCAGACGCTTGCCCTGCCTGACGTTGTAAGGGCTGTCCAGAGTGGAGCCAGTGATGCTGAAGCTGTGGCGCTCAGGCTCGTTGATGAGGTAGTCCGTAGCCCCCCGAACCTCCTGCATACGCCCTGGTGTGTAGCCCCTGGGATAACGGGCGGCTGTCTGGGGTGGCCCCTCCTGGAAGAGCTTGCCCTGAGTTGGCTGGGCACGCTTCTCGGGACTGCCCCGATGGGGGTAGTACGGCTTCATCGGACCGAACTGGGAGTCGTTGAGGTTCTCAGGTGAGGTCAAGTCTTCCCTGCCCTATACCTACGAACGGCCTCTGTGTTGCACTGCTGACAGACCCGCTCTCCCCTCTTATCCCTAGTCCTGGGTAGTTCATGACCACGAAGACAATGAGTCTTCTGAGCATGCACGGCCGAAGGACTCTCTCCCAACAGAACATTCACCCTGTGACTGACGGCTTGGAGGTGATCGGGGTTACAGCAGTCCCGGACCCGGCACTTGTGATCGATCTCACAGCCTTCAGGTACTGATCCGACCCAGTGTTGGTAGGCGTAGACGTGGGCATGTCGGTTACGACCAAACTTGCCGTAGCCATCACGATCATGAGGACCGGTGTAAATCCAGCACTCACCGCTTCTGTCCAAGCGAGCCAGGAAGTCATCATGGGTGAGCTTCACGAATCGACCCTGAGGATTACGCACTAGCTCTCGTCCTCCTCTGGCACACGACGCTGCGGAATGGTGGTGCCATGAGCCAGGGTCACGATCCGCTGGTACATCTTCGCCACGTCAACGTTGTCCTTGAGATTCAGACCTGGGGCTGTGGCGATCTTGGCCGTGGGGGCGGTGTTGACCTGGGGCCCGCCGGCAGACTTGACCCCACCGTTACCGTTCTTGCCCTTGCCATTGCCAGCCGGCGGTGGTGGGAGCGGCTGAGGGCCTTCGGGGCTGACCATGCCGGTCATGTTGACGATGAGAGAGGCGACCTGGGCCTTGAGCACCTCCAGCGCCGCCTGTTGCTCTGAGTCGTCCAGTAGCTCCTTGAACAGTTCCTGGAGCTTCTCGTCTGGGAACTCCTCACCCAGTTCCTCCAGAGCACCGCGCTTGGATTCCAGGCCAAGAGCCATCTTCACCTGTAGCTCGTTGAGCAGCACCAGCTTGTCGACTGGGAGCGGCGGCTGGAAGTGGACCGTGTTCTCGTAGGTCACTGGGTCCATGGGATCGAGCATCGGGAGCGAGTCGTCCCGCATGGGCGGATCCCAGGTGTCGTTCCAGGTGAGGGTCTCCGGCTCCTTCATGAACAGCGTCTTGAGCGCCAGGCGGTTGACCTCTGCGAAGCCCTCCCCGTACTGGGTGGCCTTCAGGTGGAAGCGGTTCATGAGGGGCTGGTACTGGATCGCCAGGGCTACGCCCGACGTGTTGGAGATGGCCTGCTCTTCTCCCAGGGCCGTGACCGGAATTCCGGTTAATTCGTGCATGGCCCGCTTGAGCACTTCCAGCAGCTTGATGGCCTCCTCGATGCCACGAGGATCGAAGAGCAGGTTCTCCACCTTGGCTTCCTTGTTGGGGATGCTCCAGGTCTGGTGCGAACCCTTCTCCAGGTTGGAGGCCCTCGCACCGATCACTACCGTCACCGGGGCGGCGTGGTAGTTCACGATGTCGGTGATGTCGGTCGCCACCTCGTTGTAGGTGCGGTTCAGGATAGTGATGTCCTGGATGTCGGGCATGCCCCAAGGTGACGACGCGATGGGCAGGTTGGAGATGTGGACGATGGGGATCTCACCGAGCGGATTTTCCCTGGCGTCGATCAGTTCGTCGTTGACGTACTCCTCGACCCGGTTCTCGGTCAGTAGCTCCGTATTTCCGGTCCAGTAAACCGATCCGTTACGACGGGCCAGCCAGGTTTTCGTGTCAGTCGAGGGGCACCAGACCTTGCCTTCGTACCACTCAGCCGATTGCTTCAGGGACTGAACCGTGGTCGATCCTTCCCCTTTGCCGTAGATAGTGATGGTGTGGATGTCCTGGTCGGCCCGATACCGACTACGAACTGAGTAGCCGAGCATCGCCGCCAAGGCCAAAAAGAAATCAGTCCGAACCGGATCCTTCTGGCCCCAGCTAAGAGTCTGGCGGGACTCACCATGATCGCCTTCGCCGTAGTACATCGTCTGTAGAAGCAGTTGCGCCTGCTCAACAGTCAGATCAGACAACCACTCGATGCTGGGCTGCCCTGCCCCACCTCGTAACCCACCGGGGGGAGCGACTGCCTTCAAGAGATCACAGATAGGGCGAGCGAAGTAGAACTGACAGATCCCGTTCTCTCTGGGGCCGTACACACTGGTAGTACCCAGATATGAGAACGCCTGCACCAGAGCCTGGAGCCGCTCGCAGTTTTCAGGGTTGGCCCGTTTGGACTGGGAGATGATGAGATGCCCACCCTTGGCATAATGACCATCAGTCAGCGCCCAGCCCAACAACTCCACGAAAGCATCAGAGTAAATCGGAGTCTCGGAGAAGCAGACAGGATCACCACCAGCACATACCAGATCGCCAGAGCGATTCCAGAACTCAGCCGTAACCTTGAACTGAAGACCCTGGTCCTGCCCACGGCCACGGTAGAGCCACCGATGGTTCCAGGTGGAGAGAGCGTCGATCCTCTCGCCCTTCCAGCGCACCAAGTCACCCCGGAAGTCGAAGACGTTGACCTTCTTTACTGGCTGCCAGACGATTTCCTCAGTGCGAGGGTCCAGCCCCAAGCATTCATCACCGATCCGTAAATCTGTGTAATGCTTCCAGCCAGTTCGTGTCAGTATTTCGGTTCTATCGTCCACACAGTACGTAAAAACCTGCCTCGTTCCTTCTTGAGTTGTCCCCCAGAATCTATATTTCAGCTTGAACCGGATCAATCGTTTTCTATCGTGAGGATGCCATTCTGGGAAGCAAAAGGCACTATTTAAGGGGAGGATACGGACCCGCCCAGGGTGCGGCATCCCGGACGGGTCCACCCATGGCTCCTCGTAGGCCACCTTGACGAAGCAATCGCCAGTGACCGATCCCATGGATCCCATCTCCCAAAGAAGCGACTCCTTCTTGTTGTCCTTCTCCCAGATGCGCTGAAGACGGGTGGGCACGATGGCCGCAGTGGCATCGGGGGAGCGGA